GGTCGGTGAGCCGCGACGGTTCAGGATCTGATCGAGCATGCTCTTCTGGTTCCAGTAATCCCCGATCGTCTGCAGCCCGCCGCCGAGTGCCTGCCCCCAAGCGTTGCCCTGGGCGATTTTCGATGCACCCATAGCGTCACCAAGGCTGGAGAGAATCCCGGACACGTTCTGCCCGGTCTGCATCGCATTCGCGCCGACCTGCGTTGAAGCGGTCTGCCCGGAGCCAGCAAGACCAGCCATGCGGTTGTACAGATTCGTCTGGTCCTCCACGAACCGCCCCCGAGACTCCCCGGCCTTCTGATTCCCGTAGTCCGTACCGAACCGCGTTAGCGCCTTCAGCGTCGCCCCGGAGTCGTAGCCGCTCGTGAGCGGCGAGCGGCGCTCAATTGCTTTCCTCCCCTCGTCTAGCCCGTGCTGGAACGACAGTTGCGTGACCGGGTCACTGGCAAAGTCCTCCAGCGTAAACTTTCTCGTCAGGTCTCCGGCCCCCTCCGGAGGGGTCGGAGAGTAGAGTCGGCCACCGAGAGAGATGATGTCGCTTCCCGGCAACTGATCTTCAGTTGTTGCCCAGTATTGCTTCCCGGCGTGCATGACAGACGGGAGCCCCATGAGCGTCCCGAGCCGGCCGATTGCCTGCCCGCCGAGGTTCGTCCAAGGCGCGAGCGTCTCGCGCGCGATCTGATTCTGGTAGCGCTGTTCGAGAATCGCCTCCCTCGCCGCCTGCTGTTGTTGCTCGGCAGCTTTTTTTGACGACGACGCTCCGAGCGCGCCGGAAAGAAGCAGTCCGCCAGCGGCAATCCACGGCATTTTCTTAGCCTCTCAGCAGAGACACGGCGACTGCGTCCGGGTCAGTCTTGAGCCCGTCGGGCACCGCATGCACGCACAGCCACACCGAATCGGTCTCCGCGATGATCGAGTGTTCCACTCCGGCCTTCACCGTCTTGATGTCGCCAGCCCGGTAGGATTCCTTTGCCTCGCCGACGAATACGCCCGTGCCGAGGATGCACACCGAGGCGTGGTCGTACTCGTGCTTGTGCGTTTGCGCGGTGTGCCCCGCAGGCAGTGCCATCTTGCGGAAGTACACCCCCGCGATGACGTGATGCTCGATCGCCGGAACCATTGGCGGGCGCTCCTTCTCCACCTGTCTGCGTTTGGCTTCCCTCATCTCTGCCCGGTGATGCTTCTGCAGCTCGAGCAGCGTTTTCTCCGGCAACCCGATCTCCGCAATTGCCGCAGCGAGTCCTTGCCCGCTCTCTACGCGGCGGGCGAGCTCGGCGACAGTAGCGACAGAAAGCGTCATACCGCGTTCCCCGCGTAGTCGATCCATCCCGATCCGTCGTAGACGATAGGGATTCCGAGCGTAGTGTCGAAAAATCTCTTCCCGATGTAGAGCCCACTCGTCGGGCGTTCCGCTGTCGGGCCTGAGCGCTGGAGATCCTGCCCTAGCGCGGTGACCTGAGAAAACCAGTTCGCCCACTCTGCGGTGAGCGCGGCAAATCCTCCACGGATAGGCGCATTGCCGATCATGCGACCTGCCTCATTTCCGACTGCGCGTCGATCGCCGCCCCGGTGACACAGAACTTCACCGGGTCAGTCACGCGGAGACTGAACACGAAATCTCGTGCAGTGCCGAGCCGGCGGAACTCCACGCGCTGGCTGTACTCGCCCATCGGGCCGATGTCCGCGTGCATCTCGTTGCCGAACGTCCGACCACCATCCCGAGATACCCTGAGCATCGCTTGCGGGTCCGATCCCTGACCGGAGCTCAGCCCGATACCGGACTCGAAATCGAATACGATCCGGTCCACAGTCACCCGGTCGTAATCCTTGAAGAAGTGCCGCGTGTCGATCTGCCGCTCGATGTGCACGCCGTTGTCGTCGTACACGTCCTTGTCCATGCGATAGAGTCGCCCGGCCGAGTGGTCAGTGACATAGTTCCGCCCGAGGAATCGCGTCTGCAGCTCCGCGAAGTGCCTCCCGCCGTCGCTCGTCACCTCCGACCACACGGGCACCCCGAGCGCCGCGCTCGCTAGACCGTCGTATAGCCACGTCGCTCCTGCGGACGGAAACGAGATTTCGTACATCGGGTGACCGTCCAACTGATAGGCAAACGCCGTGGCGTCGAGCGTGGTCTGATAGCCATTCAGGATGTAACTGAGATCGGGCGTAGAGATCATCTGCGCCTGATACCCAGACAGGCGGTACACCTGCACTTCGCCGAGCCTGTTTCTGCCGAGAAAGCAAAACGACTGGTCGAATTTGGCTAGCGACCATCGCGCGGCAAGCCCTATTTCCAGCGTCGCCCCGCGGATCGGAGCGAACGGGAAGTCAACGTCCCCGGTGTAGCCCCAGAATTCCGTGGTGATCTCGCCAAACAGGTGAAGTTCGCCGTGATCGGACGAAACCCGAAGCAAGCCGTCCGGCGCACTCTCGGCAGACCGGAAATCGAGCGCATCCCACGTCGAGCCGTCCGGGGAGACGTAAACGCGCTGCTTGACTGGTCCCGTCTCAGCGAACGTGCAAACGAAGAACCCGTCCTGCCACGTGACCGTCGTCGGCCCGGGAGGAAAGTCCGGGTCGGTGATCTGCGCAAGCGTCTGCGTGGCAATCGTATAGGTGTAGCCGTACAGGCCGTCCACAAGCACCAGAACTGCGCCATTGGACGCGATGTCCATCCGACCTGGCGAACCTGCGAACGTCCCGCGTGTGGTCGCTATAAAGGCGTTGTTGACTTCCTTAAGCGCTCCTGCCTGCACGAGATAGAGCAGCGCGCCATCGGCGATTACTCCCTTGATCGGCGCGCCGCCAAGGTCAAGGGCGCTCACCAAGCCGGGGGTTCCACGAACCGCAAACCGTGTCCTGTCCTCGTCCGGCTGCGGGTCGTAATAGCAGTTGATGCGCCGCTGCGCCGACACCACGGCCGAGCGCCCCTTGATCCCGGCGCCGAATAGCGGGACTCTCACCACCACGCCTCCCCGGTGATGATGTCCCAATCGTGCCTGAGCAGCTCGGAGGGCACCTGCATCACTGGCGCAGGAGAGTTTGCGCGCTTGATCGTCGCCTTGGCTGTCGCGAAAGCCGACGCGACTTGCGCCGGCACCGCCACGCCGAAGTCGGAGCACAGCTCGATAGCCAGCCCGTTGACAATGAGCCGGTTGTACCCGGGCGGCAGGTCAACGTCCTCCGCAGCCCCGGCGAACGACTCCAGCCGTTTGTGGCTCGCGATGTAGGCCGTATAGGCAACGTCCGGTACCGGGTAGGCGTAGAGAACGCCGAGCGGATAGGCCGGGTCGTAGAATACGAGTTGCGGGCGACCCGTGGTCGTCTTATTCGTGATGCCGTCGTACTCGGCGCGATCGGTCGCGATCCTTGCATAGTAGTCCACGCCGCCGCTGCGGAAGAACGCGCCGGTTATCCTCACGGGTCGCGTCGTGGCGAAGTCACCGCCGGAGCCGATGGTGCGGCTCGCATTCCCTGCCGCCCACGGGAAGTTTTCCTGGACCAGCTGATAGACCGAAAGCCGCTCGTTCCACCACGAATCCAGCAGATCGTTCAGCGTCTCGAGCGCTTCGTTTTCCTCCGCCGCGGTCGGCGTCTGGTCGACGCCGATGATCCGGCCGCGGCGGAAAGCGAGGCGGATCAGGTCACGCGCAGTGGCCATCTCTCGCCCCGCTTTCTTTCTTGGCTACGCGTCGTTGTGGATTCTCACCGCGAGCTGTGGCCGGATCGCCTTGTAGCCGTAAAGGATGTCCAGGCGGCAAGGGAACGAACGATCCGAGATGGTGAAGTCCCGGATGAGCGAAACGCTCAACCCGTCCACGACCTCGCGCCGCGCCCAGTCGCGGCCATTCGGGAGCGGCAGATCGGCCGTCACGAAGGCGAAAGCGTTCTTGTGGAACGCGAGCGACTGCACGAGCGTTTCGCTTGCCCCGGCCCCGACCTTCACGATCGCCGAGTTGTCCGCTACCGTGTTTGAGACGTTCTGCCGCACGCCGGTTGCGGTCAGCGCTGGCGAGATAGACAGTGAAGTCGCCGACGGGCCGGCATTGGCCGTAACGACGAACTGCTGCAAAACGCCGGTGCTCACCTTCGTTTCCGGGTGGACACGGAACACGCCAGCGAAGGTGATCACGTCGCCGACGACGAATGTCGTCGTGCCGGTATCGACGTTAATGGTCGATCCCGACTGCGTCGCGCCGTTCGTGAGGTAGCCCGTGGTTTTCGCGGCCGTGCCCGTCGTGTGCGGGAGGAGGAGCGTGTTCTCGTAGCAGTCGAACCCGCCGGTACGCCCCATTTTCCCCTCGGTGTACTGCTCCTCGATCTGATCGGACGAATGGAACAGTCCCTTCGTGTCGATCATGAACTTGGTCGCGTGACCGGTATTCATGGTCATCGTGCGCTGACTCATCGGCGCGAGATTGTTCGTCAGGGTCTCGCGCGCGTTTGAGACGGACGTGAACGAGAATGACGCCGCGTCGCCGTCGTAGAGGTTGTACACCTCCTTGTACATGTTCAGCGCATCGGCTTCGACGTTCGCCGCAAGCACGGACATCGCAGGTTCGAGGATGCGGTCCGCGAAATCGTCGAGTGACAGCGCAAGTTCGAGCGACGTGAAGTTCATGTCCACGCCCTTGACCGTGCCCATCACGAGGTCGACGCTCGTTTCCGGCACGTCCACCGCCGACATCGTAAGGCCAGTCCGGACGGTGTTTTCGTTCGGCAGCCTGACCTTGAGCGTGGAGCCGATCTTCTGCTCCTGGGCATAGCTGTCGTCGTATTGCCGGTTGACCCGGCTGATGAAGTTGAGCTTCTGGTGCAGGATCATCGCGGCCTTGCGCGTGACCATCGTGGGGGTAAGAAGTGTGTTCGCCATCCTAGTCTCTCAGGCCCCCGGACTTACCACCGCTTGGCTCTCATACGAGCGCGCTCCTTGCGGAGCCATGTCTCAATATCGTCCTTGTCGGACGGTAGAGCCGACTCTGCGCTAGCGCCTCGCCCGCCAACCGGAGCGATCGGTTCGGGTGCTTTGGAAGATTGCTTTTCGGCTCCGTCTTTCGACTCGCCGTCCCTTGGCTTCCGAGCCTGAGCCTCTAGAGAGGCTTCGATCCTGCCAATCGCCGCCGCTTGCCTTGCCGGCGTGAGTCCTGCAATGCGCTTCTGCTCTTCGGGGTGCTTCGCCAAGTGCAGCGCGACCCGCGCCCCAAAGTCGCTTTCCGCAATAGCGTCGAGCGCCGCCTCGGGGAGGCGAACGTCGGCAATTAGCGCCTCCGCATCTTCGTCCTCTTCGATCAACTCTGCAAGTTGCTGACGGAATGCTGTTTGAGCGCGCTCACGCCTCGCTAGGCGGTCCTGCTCACCACGGGCCCGCTCCCTGTTCGCAACCTCCTCCAGTGATGCCTGCCGTGCCTCGTACCGGGCAAGAGCGCGGGTGTAATCCTCATACGTGTCGAAATCGTCTCGCTTCGGCTCGGCGTCATTCTTCGGCTCGGGCTCTGGCCTACTACTACGCTCGCTGCGCTCGGCAAACTCGCGATACAGACGCGCCTCGGTCTCTTTCTGCGCGATGCGCCTTGTGTTGTCCCGGATCTTGCGGGCGATGCGGTCAACTTCCTCTTTCGAGTACAGCCGCGGCTTTTCCTGCTCTTGCGGCGACTGAGTCTCCCCGGAGACTTGCGCGACTTGCGCGACTGGCGCGGCCTGCGCCTGCGCTTCGGTTGTTTCGGTTGCAATGGTCGTTTCTGGCATGTCTTTCACCTTTCGTCGTGTAATAGGGCCATCATCATGACGATGATGCTTTCTTGCTCCAGCCTCTTGGCTGCATCTAGCAAGACGAGGCTTCGCAATTCCTCGTCCCGCTCGACTCTTGCGTTTTCCAGTTCATCTTTAAGCCGCTCGCCGTAGAAGACATCCCATGCGATGCCCTCGGCCAGCAGGGCAGCTCGCAGGCGACTGGTGCGCGCGGGAAGTTCGGTGTATTCGTCGTCGTCGGGCGGCTCGCGCGCAATCGCCCGAATCAGGGCCTCCGGATCGCGCCTGAGTCGCAACGTCCTTCTGCCCGTAGGAACGGGCCAACCCCCGCCCTCTTGTCCA